AGCTGGCGGTGGACAGTTCTTCAAGGTCTGAAGAAAGGTCTGCCTCAGATGTCCGACCAAGGAGTGACCCGCGCGGCCCTCTCTCATCAAGAGAGATTGACCCGCGTAAGGGAGACTCCTAATCGGATTCTCTCGTCCGTTTCACAGATGGCGAGAGAAGCGATAGGCCCCATCTTTTCGGAGGAGTGGTGCGAATACCGAGACCATGATTGGTTTTCGGATAACGCAAGTTACTCTGCTCCTTACGGGAAGGGCCCTTATGCTGAGATTATCGCGGAGTATTTGGGAGTAGGATTCAGTGGAATGAGTGAGGAAGGTCGTCGCTGGGACGAGGAACATACCGAAGCTGCTTTGCAGCCTTGCGAGTGTCCCTCAGCGAAAGACCGACCACACCTCCTTTGGGATTATGCCAATGGTTGTTCATTTGGTCATGGAACGAGAAATGTTCCCTTCGGCAATGAATTTCACTGGTACTGGGCTTTGGCCACAGAACCAACCGATCTTTATCGCATGAAAGAATCCAGAGACCGTTTCGGAACGGTAGTTCTTGAGTATCGACTTCCCGGGTTTTCCCGAGGTCTACCCTCTATCTGTTATTCTATCATCGACGAAGTTCGCTCCGGCAGTGCCCCCCCTGGGGTCTGTCGGGTGAAGTTCATTCTTGAACCGCTGAAGGTTCGCCCGATCACTGCGGGCGATACTGACTCGAATGGCGTCTATAAGAAGCTTCAACACCTTCTTTGGGAACGCCTTCATCGTAATGAGCAGTTTAAGTTGATTGGGGAGTCCATCAGTACTGAGATTCTTCGGAAACTCTGGATGAAAACTTTGTGTTTTTACCCGGGGTCTTCGGATTTCTCTATTTCTGATGTCTGTGACTTCCCTTTCACTTCCGGTGATTTCTCCGCGGCAACTGATCAGTTGCACGGGGATCTCACCTTGGCTGCTCTAAAAGCTGTCTCCGGTGACTCATTGACTTATCAGGTCCTCAAGCGAGGCTTGACTGAAAACGTCATTGATTATACCCGAGACCCGATGATCGATCAGGATCTTTTCTCTGAAATGAACGGTTCGACGTCCTGTGTAATGTCCAACGGACAACTCATGGGTTGCGTCTTCTCCTTCATCTTCCTTTGCATCATCAACGCGGGTGTTTACCGCGCTGCCCTCGAGGATTACCTTCTTCAGGTTATTCCTCTCCGCCTTCTCCCCGTCTTAATCAATGGGGACGACATCGGATTTTGGGCTCCGGAAAATTTCCATCTCTGGTGGTGTCAGTACTGTCTCGAATCCGGTTTAGAACCGAGTATAGGTAAGAATTTCCAATCAAGGAATTTTCTCACCCTTAACTCGTGTCTTTACCGGATTCGGGAAGGACCGATGCTATCGGAGACGGAGATCTTCGGAGGTGATGATACCTTCGGAGACTGGTCACAAAGATGGTTTGAGGTTGTTCCTTTCCTCAATATGTCTTTTATGACCGGTATCTCTAAGGGTGGCTCTGACAAGGAGCGGTGGATTCCTAAGATTGAGAAATCTTACAAAACCGCCGCTCGAGCCATAGGGAAGATAGGGCTCTCATCTTCTGACTTCCTAAAGAACCCAAAACTGGCCTCAGACCACTTCAACAAATCGCGTCTTTTAAAATTACACGCGGACCTTTACCTTAAACCTTCCCCTGCCACTAGTGACATCGGAAGAAAAGGGTTTGGTCCAAGCGTTTTTGCAATTGCACCGGGAGTTGAATGGGTTGAGTTCGGTTGGTTTCACCCTGAACGCTGGAATAGCGGGGTGATTTCTCCGGGAAGTTGGTCCCACGCCACTCGTGTCATCTCTGAATATAAGGCTGTCATCGCCGAATTTCGTTCTGTTGAAATTCGCCGAAGTCAATTGCCTTTAGATGACAAGGTGGGGGGACTCCAACTCTTCAAAAACGATCTCGACCAAGGTTCGAAGGTACGCACTTGCGTTGGTGCGCTCCTCCGTTCCACTAGTCGTGGTGGGATCGTGATTCCTGAAGAGTTCGAGCGCCTTGCGGCGCCTTGGAAGATTGTGAAGAAGGGAGACGCCTTCGAACTACTAAAT